GCCAATAACCGCCTGCCCACGGTTAACCGCGTCCATGGCGGCAGAGCCGTACTTTGCGTGGGAGGCAGCTCTGACAACATACTCATTGTTGGACAGAGCAAAGAGCCCGGCTCTATCCTCCGTGGGGCCGCCTGGCCCCCGGATCGGCCCGCCTGCCGCTTTAAGATGCTCAGACGCCTTGCCGGTAAAGTAGGCGCCTGACAATTGCTTACCGGAGAATGAGACGCCAACGTTAACGTTCTTGCCGCTGATCCCGCGAATCGAGTCGTTAACGTTCTTGCGGAATGTGTCAAACTTGCTGGCTGCCGTCTTGAGCTTGCCGCCCAATCCGGGAATCCAGCCAAAGGCAGTAGCGGCGCCTTTGAGGATTGAGCCGAAAAAGCCTAGCAGCTTGCCAACAAACCACGCGAAAGCGTTTCGCAACGCTTGAGTCAGGTCGTGCCAGGCGTCACGGATGAACTTGATAACCGCCTTTGCGCCGTCTTTGATCGCTCCCCAATGTTTGATGATGAACGCCACGGCCAGGCCAAAAGGCCCCGCGAGGATCGCCAGCAAGAGCGGCCAGTTCTTTTTAATCCAATCCCAAACGCCCTTGACAAAGCCCAAAATGTCATGCCAAACCCGGGCCGTGAACGCGGAAATACTTTTCCAATTCTTAACGATTATCCCGACCACTAGCACAATCGCGGTAGCCAGCAAAAACCACGGGTTAGCGGACGCGGCCAGTTTCATAGCCACGCCTAGACCAATGATCGCAATACCGGCTATCTTGAGAGGCCCCGGCAAGCCCGTAGCGAATTTAACAATAGCCGTGAAACCGACAACCAAATACCCTATAGCTGCCGTCACAATAGGTATTGCCTTGCGGGCAAGGCCCATCAGCGTCGGCAACAGTGCAGACAACGCCGGCAAGACGGTAGACAACAGGAACTTAGCCAGCAACTCAATTACTGGCATTAGCGCATTGCCTACCCCCTCTTGTATCTCATGGAACGCGGTTTTCATTTTCTCCGCTGGCGTTGCCATTGCAGCCGCGGAGCCGCCAAACTCTTTACTCAGTTCACGGAGGATTAGCTTTTGCGCCCCTAGTTGGTCCCCCGACGCAACCATGCTCTTGATTTGCTTTTTCTGCTGATCCGTGAAAGAGACGCCAACCCGCTGTAGAGCGGACATGCCCTTAACAGGATCGTTAAGGGCTTTGCCGAGCTGTATAGCTTGCTTACGCATGGATTCGCCGCTAACGTCTCCGCCATGCAACGCGGCCGTCATGTCAAGCAAAACCTTTGACGACCTGTTAAAAATGTCGTTGTTTTTGCCTGACTCATTCCTGATGTTACGGAATGTCAAGAGCATATTTTGGCCGGCTTTAATCGACTCATCATCAATGCCGGTTTTACGCATCAAACTACCGGCTAGATTGTCGATTTGCTTAGCAGTGACGTTAGCGGCGCCTCCGGTTGACTTAATAACGGCTGCCGTCTGAGCCGTAACCTTGCGGGACTCTTCCGCAGCCTCTACAGACTTTTTAACAAACTCGCCAACGCCTAGAGCTGCCAGCATCCCCGTACCTGATGCAAGGATGCCTTTAGCGGCGCCGCTAAACGATTTACCCCACGTCTTGCCGTGCTTAGCTCCGAGCGGCCCCATGGATGAGCCCAGCTCGCGGTCGACGTCGCCTTTGAGGCTAGTCGTTCTAGCCCGTACATCAACAAATGCCGTGGCTATAGCAAAAGCCATGCCTACTCATCCTCAAGATTAGAGAGCAACGTTTGGATATCGTCTTTGCGGCTAAGCGGGGCGTATATCTCCCCAACGATCCGTTGACGCTCTTTCGCGTCCGCCTGGCCCATGAGCCGGGCATAGACGAGATTGCAAAAGACGCGGGGGTTCATTCCGTCTAGCGGAGAGCATCGCCAACCTTTACTAGTGCCTCCGTCCCAGCCGGCTGCCGCTTGCTGCCCCTCAATTTCGTCGAGCCATTCCGCTCCCGTGATGATGAGGCGGACGGCTGCCCGGTAGGGCGGCTAGATACCCGCTGCATAATCTCTTTAATAAACTCAAAAATCTCATCAGGATCAGCCCGCCGCTCAAGAGCGATTTGGTCGAAACGGTCGCCATCCTCAGGCTTGAGGCAGCCATGCACCATGTCGAACATTGCCGCGAGGCCCGCGTCATCCTCCGTAGAAAGCCCCATCTTGCTAGCTTTCCCAAAGATGACGAAAGCCCAGAATGAAACCCGGTCGGGCAGCTCAAAAACCTCCCCCATAAACTCAATTTTGGGATCGGAGCTAACCCCCTCGTCCGAGGCTTGCACGTCGGCAGCGGTTATAGATTCACTGTCCATAGACTCATGCCCTAACGGTGCCGGCAGTCCAGTAGCGGAACGGGAAACCGGACGCGGGCAGCTCAGCGCTAAACTCAACCGGGATCGTTGCGTTATCGACGCCCTTTTTACGCGCAACCGCCAGCGTGCCCGTCTGAAAAGCCTGTTCAAAAACAAACCGCTCTGTATTGTCCTGAGCCTCCCAGCCGATAGCGCAACGAACCTCCGCCCCGGCGGCCGGGGGAGTGTAAGTGTTGAGCTGGGTAGCGCCAGAGCCGCTAGGCGTCAAGACGCCACCGTTAAGAGCCTTAGTGAACGTTGTCGCTGATATCTGCATAAGCTCAAACGTCACGCTGGCAGCTCGGCCCGTGGTGACAATCTGGAGCGGGTCGAAATATTCAGCCGCCATAATCTGATCCGTGTTAATCGTGTAATTCCAAGTGTGGCCGTCCTTAGTCACTCCCAATAGCGACCAACCGACCGGCCATGTGTCGGTAAAGACGCTGCCGGCAACCGTGTTAGTTGGGAGTGTTACGCCCACGGCTCCGATATAGAGATAACCTGGGCCAGTTGCAATAGCGTTCTTAGGTACGGTTGCGGCAGGCATAAGCTCACCCATTTCTTATACGCAAAGTTGACAGAACACGGGCGGAATCCCGCCCCTAGCCGGGCAGAGAGCCCAACCGGATTAAGGCGTCATGTTGCCTTTAGAATCTTGCGGATATCCCGCAACGCCGGCTTTAGTGATCTATGGGGCCGACGGTCCCTTGTCTTTTTTCTCTCGTGCGCCTGGGCATACGGGAATCCGGATTTAGGGTTTTGCACGGGGCTTGATATCCGCACTAGCAAACCCTGTTCATCCCGCATAACGTCGTAGCGCATGGCTTTAATCATGGCGCCGGTACGGCGCAACGCCCGGCGCCTGGCCCCCTCTAGCACTACCTCACCTAGAGCCCGCATCAGGTCAACGCCTAGCGGACCGTTAGGGTCGTCTAGAAACCGCCGAACCTCCGCCTCGTGCCATTGCACAAGAACGGGGCCGGTCATTGCTCAGACTCAGCCATAGGCTCAGGGACCGGCTCAGCCTCAACGGGAGGCTCAGGGACCGGCTCAGGCTCAGGCATAGGCTCAGGGATCGGCTCAGCCTCAACGGGAGGCTCAGGGACCGGCTCAGGCTCAGCGGGAGCCTCAGGCTTAGGCGAGTAATACTCAGCGGGACTCACAACATCGGCGCCAACATGGAGCCAGGCGTTAGGCGCCGCCTCCGGATCGCCTATAACCGCCGTAGGCGCCACGGGATCGCCAGGGTTATAGGCTCTGATGCGGTGCCACTCAAACGGCTCATCATCCTTGCCTAGCCTGCCGTCATGCATAACGACGTAATCAATAACTCTCGCGGCCACATATGGCCAGTTAGGCGCAACCATAGCTCACGTCGCCAGAATGTAATACTTAACCTCGCTTGACGTGGCATCAACGCTCATGCCGACACGGCCGTTAGCGTCCCCGTAGATAGATGGCACGAAAAACGATTTGATTGTGCCTGCCGCGAGCGAGTGAGTACGGCTGGCCACGGCCAGCCCATCAGGCGTGAAATTGCAGACAAGTGTAATTACATGAGTACCGGCGCCGGTATTGCGAGCCAGGACGGTTGAGCCAGCCGGCACCGTGTCAACGCCGACGCCAGCTCCGCTCCGCTCCGTCATAGAGTTGGTCGCCCCGGTTTGAAACGTCCCCTCAGCGACATAATCTGTCATTGTCAAACCCTCTCAATCAGGCAAAGCCGGGTATCTCGCCAACGCCGGCCAGTAGAGCCCTAGCGTGAGGCGGAATGTCATAGCCGACCGGCATGGTCGCCTCATAAACGGCGGTTTGGTCTAGTCCCGGCTCTAGCTGATCCGCTTGCGGCATCCTCTGAGTAGCCCATAGATCAAAGATGATTTCTTTAACCGCCATCACCACGCCGACCGGGATCACCTTACGGCCACACTTATAGCTAGCAACCCATGGGCCGAACCAAAATCCCCGCATATCTTTAGGCTCAACAACTCCGCTATCCGGGTAAACGTTAAGCAACGTGGCATCCCACGCGGGGCCGTTAGTCCAGACGGAGGCAATAGACGTAACCGCGTTGGCGTCCGGTAGCGGCGCCTGAGGCAGTCTGATAGCCGGGCGGACATACCCGGGGATATGATCGGAGACTGTCCGGATAACACATGTCCCGACGACGCTTTCCGCCAGCTCCGTTGCCCCCATCATAAAAACGCGCAACGTCTCATCTTGCGAGGTATCGTTGAGGCCCAGGAAACTCCGGGCCTCGGCGAGCCCAACAACCGATCGGAAAACGACGGCGTTTTCATAATCCGTCTTGCTCATGTCCGGGCTAGTGGTCACCCAATTAACCGCGTGCAAACCCTCAACGGCCATCTTGTAATCAGCGTGAAACAAACCCGTGCCGTCCGTACTTATAGCTGGGGTTTGCGTGGTGCCATCAGGCAGCGTGACCGTGTAAACCTTAGTTGCCGGGTTGGTGAGGCTGCCCGTACCGTCTCTCACCTGAATAGATGAGCGGTAAACCGACCCTACGTCCGTAGCCATCTAAACTATTGCCTCTCCCTCTACATGGCTTGTAAGAGCCTGGCCGTCGACGTTGCTGGGATTGGCCCCGCCGTATGCGGCAAGCGTGGGAGCTGGGCTCTGGCTTACTGATCCGCCAGGCCCCGCCCCGCTCATAACGTGAACGCTGCCGAAAAATGAGGCGTCAACTTTGCTGGCCGTGGCGCCTATCGTCACCGTGCCGGTTAGCGTCCCTGGCGATACAGCGGCAGAGTTGGCCAGAGCTGGCCCGGGGATCGCGGTTAGTGCTTGCACCGTGGCGGGAGCTGGCCCGGCGTTAACCCGGACGGTTGGCGCCGGTATCGCGGTCGAGCCCGCCACAACGGCCGGGGAAACGGCCGCTCCCGCCTGGCCGCTCACGGTGGGAGCTGGGATCGCGGCCACGGCCGCCAGGACGCCAGGCGTAGCGGTTGAGCCGGCCGCCCGGGTTGGTGCGGGGATCGCGGTCGAGCCCGCCACAACGGCCGGGGCCGCGCTAGAGCTGGCGGACACAACCGGCGCCGGTATCGACGCCACGGCCGCAACCATCGCGGGGCTAACCGTGGCGCCTCCGCCGGCCGAAACGGACGGAGCGGGGATCGTTGTTGCCAGAGCCACAACGGCCGGGTTAACGGAGCTGCCCGCGCTAACCGTAGGCCCGGGGATAGACGCAACCGCCAGGATGACGCCAGGCGCCGCTACGCTCCCCGCTGAGAGGGTTTGAGCGGAAACGCTTGTAAGAGCTTGCACCACTCCGGGCGTAGCTCTAGAGCCCGCTGAGAGGCTTTGAGCCGGGACGCTTGTAAGAGCTTGCACCACGGCGGGAGAGACGCCCGAGCCCGCCGAGAGTCCCGGAGCCGGGATCGTAACGGAGCATTGCACCACGACCGGCGTAACGGCCGCGTTGCCTCCCCCGGAAACCGTGGGAGCTGGGATCGCGGTCAGAGCGGAGACAACGCCAGGCGCAACCCCGGCGCCAGCTCCCGCCGTGGCGCCTATCGCTGTTGTGGCTTGCACCACGGTCGGCGAGGCGGCAGAGCTGGCCCGGACCGTTGGCGCCGGTATTGAGGTAACGGCCGCCACAACGGCCAGGCTGGCGGAGCTGCCCGCGCTAACCGTAGGCGCCGGTATCGACGCCACGGCAGCAACAACGGCAGGCGTAACGCTGGCGTTTTGCGTGCCTGCCGGGAGCTTGCCGCCCGGCCGGCTTTGGGTTGAGCCGGGGAAAGCCCGCTTAAAACGGGCCATGGCTTTACTCTTCCCAGATTATGTAAGAGTACGCATTACACGTAACGCTAGCTGTAACCCTCACTTGCAGATAACGCGAAACCGGCACGTAAGGCTCACGGCCCAATGGCCATTGCTTTACATAGTCATACGGCGGGACTAGTAGTTTAACGTCATACTCGCGGGATGCCGTTGGGGAGTTTTGGGTTGTCGGTTGAAAGCAAGTAAGAGCGGCGCCACCGGCGCACAAACTAGCTATCAGGCTGCCATCAGCGTTAAAAGGCATTGGGGTAAATGACGTGCCAACGGACGCGGCAACGTCAACCGACACAAGCTCAGCGGCCACAATCGACGCCGTTGCGGGAGTGTCAAGCGTAACGCCCCATTCAACGATCCGGATAGCCTCTGTTGATGGCGTGGCTACTTGCTGCAAAATCTTTAGGGTTGTGCCCGTTGCAACCTTGACCGGAGCGGCCGTCGACGGCAAGGCGCAACTAAGCGCATAATAAAGTGATGCCATGTGATGCGATCCTTACCAAAGTGAGGCACGCCGTATAGGTTGCGGGAGCGGCCGGGGCGTTTGCCGGTAAAACGCCGGGCCTAGATATGCGGTATCGCTGGCGCCAAAGTCGTCGAACCAATAGGGGCCGTAATTAGCCTGTGCGCCCCCGGATTGGCCAAACCGCAAGATACCGCAGTCGGTATTTAGCGATTGGCCGCTAGTCGACGTCAACGTCTCAGTAGCGACAACCGAATCAGGGATATTGAAAATCTTTAGCTCAGCTACCCCCGTGCTACTGTTACACAACGCCTCAATCCGGCACCATGCGTTAAGCGGCAGCGTGGTAACGCTAGTCATCCCGGTAATTGCCGCGTTAGCCGAATTTTGATAAGTAAGCGTGCCGGCCGTATTGTAACGGATTGAGGCGGCAATAGCGGCAGCCGAATTAGCCCAGGCGATAACACGAGAGTTAGCGGCCGGGACGGCGGTACAGTAGAAATAGAAACGTGCCCAAACGGCGGTTAGCGTGGTAGCGGTTAGCGAGGTCGACCAAGTATCATAAGCGGTTGCGGTAGTGGCTCCCGTCGCAATTTGCACGGATAGCGAGCCGTGGGCGGAATGTGCCGAATCTGAGGCGTTAGTTGCTCCCGTGCCGATGTTAACGACGTCAAAGAAATTGCCGCTAACTCCGCCTGTATTGCCGCCCGATCCCTGAGTAAGCACCGTGCCAGATGGCGTGATACCCTCAGCCGAATTTACTAGCGTTACAGCCATGACGACTCACGGCGTAATGTCTATCTCAAGTAGCCCCGTGCCAGATGGCGTGATGCTAAACGTCCCGTTGTTAGTTGGGTATGCGGCAGCAAAACAAATACACAAGAGCATCGCGTCGACCATATCGGCGGGAGCCGTGACCGGATCAGCGTAGATAATGCATCCAAACGGGCCGCCTCCCGTGCTAAGCGTTGTGTTAGCCACGGATAGCGCACTAGTCCAGTTATAGCGGATAGAGCCCGTCGTTCCCTCAGCGAGCGTAGGCGTAACGCTGCCGCCTCCGGACGCGGCCGTCGACAACGTGATACCGCCAGCCGCCCAGCCCGTACCGGAAACCTCAGACGTGTTAGCCCAAACGGTCGTAGCCGCGCTAAAGTTAACCGGCGCCGTGCCATCCGTAAGCGCTGAGCTATGCAAAGCAATCTTATACGTGGCCAGGCGCCAATCAAGCTGCCCGCCCGTTAGCGTGGTAGCCCGCATCATTTCCTGTATCGTATGGACATAAAGCCCAGACTTTGTAAAAGCCATATCAAGCCCCTAGCTTAAATTCCGCTCTTACCGTCTCGGGCCTGATATGCGCGTCGACACGGTCGTCTTTCGTATCATGCTCAGTGACGGTATTCCCCAGCTCATCCGTTGTTGCCTTAAACGGCCGTCCCGTCTCAGGATGCTCCCGCCCCTCACGGACACGAGGCCCGGACCGGCCACGGGACAAATAGCCGACGCTCAAGAGCTTTTCACGGTAGGCATTCACGGCTGATGAACAACCGTCCTACGCGGGGGCGCATCTTTCCGCCCAGCCGGGGGAGCGTCACGCTTGAGCGGTTTACCCTCAGCGTCGAAACCTAGCCGCTCTAGCTCCGTCTCAATCGTGACGACAACAGTATTGCGCCCCCACGCCTGTAGGGCGTCGTCACGCATCCTGAGCATGGCAGCAACGTGCTTATCTTTGTCAGACATTAATTACTCCCCAGCCAACCGGGTTAGAGTCAACCCGCGAAACAATCGCGTAGCCGCGGCCCAGCTCCCGCCAGAATCGCGGCACGTCGACGCGGGCGTCTTTGGTGCTTACCACGTCATGTAGCAGGATTAGCCCGCCTGGCCGCACGAGAGGCGTATACAGCTCAAAGTCACGTTTAACGCCGGCGTAGCTATGGTCGCCATCAATGACTAGCACGTCTAGCGGATCGCCAGCGAGCTGCCGGGCGAGCCAGTTACGGCTAGCGAGCTTGTGAGAGTCCCCTAGGCGGACCGTAGCGCCATGGTCATAGAGCGGCCGGTCGTTACCCTGGCCCCCGGTCCCCGTGCCGTTGTCGTCAAGCGTGATGCCATACACGCGGGGGCAGAGCTGGCGCCAGGCCCAGAGCGTACCGCCTAGATCGCAACCTATCTCCGCCAGGATCGCGGGCGAGGCGGACGATACAACCTCCATGGCTGCCGCCAGCTCATCAACTATCTGAGACGCCCCACGCTGGGTAACGGCCACCCATGCCAGCTCAGTAAAGTTCACGTCACAACCTCACTGATCCGGTAATGCAGGTGAATGGGCCTAACGTCCCACGCGATACGGGACGGCCCATACTCCATGTGATACCAAACCGCAAAAGATGTATCGTCAAAAAACCAACCAACGTCGACAAACCCGCGAATCATATCCCGGGGTAGGTAAACCATCCCAAACCCAAATAGGTCACAGTACGGTTCCCATTCGTCAACATAACGCAAATACCGATCTGGGATTTCGCCCACATACGTGCGGCAATTCCACACATACGGGGGCGGGAGGCCCGGCACGTTATCCGGATAGATGGGGACCGGGGCGACCAAAACCCGCCCCGGCTCCCGCCTGGCTTGCTCAGCGAATCTAACCAAATCGCCCCGGCTAATCGCCGTATCCCAATCGACCTGTATAACGTCATCATCAATCTCAGCCAAAGCCGCATAATCGTAATTGGCGTTATAGATACGTTGGGCGTCGTCAACAACATAGTTGCGGCCCCCAGGCGGATTAGCCGGGAACGACCTGATTAGTTTCACTGCATAATGCCTCAGATATGAGCCAGATTGCAGCTCAGAACGTCGGAGTGGTAAGGCCCGCTCCGCCAATCTTCTGCATAGAGCCAGAGCCATAACGGTTAAACGTATAGGCAAAATAGCCATAGACAACTAGCAGGACGCCGAGCGTTGCCGCGTTAGGCTGTTCAGCCCTGATAAATGCCGGCTGGCCGGCCAGCTCCCAAAGATGACACTCTGACCGGGGGACAATGTAAATCTCATCCTGGTTTGCGCTAACGTTGGTAGGGATAGAGTTGTCGACAATGACAACTAGACCGTTAGGCAGTAGGCCACGGGCTCCGTTGTTGTAAGAGCTGCCCCCGTCAAGAGTCCCGGCCGCCTGAGTAGGAATGCCAGAGCTATTGATAAGCGGCCATGTGTTAGTCATCTCTTTAGCCAGCCAATACCAACGCCGGCTATGCATAACCGCATGGGTAGGCGTTGCCATGTTAAGGCACTGAGCCTCAACGCCAGACGCGGCAGCCAGAATCTTAGGATAAAGCAAGGCGCCGGTTGGCGCGGTTGCCGGGAAAGCCCCCAGCGTCGACGCGGCAATAGCGGAGAGCCCGTTAGTCGCCTGATTAATCAGGGTAGAGTCAAGAACCGTGTTATACCTGTTAAACAGGTCATTGAGTACAACAGAGTCGACGCCTACCCCACGGTCGATAGCCTGGCGGCTCACATTCTGAGAGCCGGCGGCCGTCTGGACATTAAGCGTAAGGTCAGTGTCCGCAATGGACGTAGCGCTAACCGCCGTGAGCTGGGTCGCCTGTAGAGCTGCCGACGTGGCCGTGGTGATCGTTGGGACGGTAACGGTCATGCCGCTAGCCGGTAGCGTGTGCTTAACGCATAGATCAGCCAGGGGACGCATAGCCGCCGTGGCTGGCGCGGTAAGCTCAACCAAATACTGAGGCACAACCAAACCGCCGAAAGCGCTAGAGACGGCATCGCCAGCGGCCCGCTCAAAATACTGTGCCCGCTCAACCCGTTCCTCTTGCATGTGCCGGGCTAGCCGCTGAGTTGCGCCAGGATCAGTGTTTAGGAACTGCCGGCAAACGTCCCTCAGGAAACCGCTACCGTCCGGATCGTTGCCAGCGTGGTAAGTACGTTCCTCATTCCCAACGCGGGCAACTTGGTCGTACTTAGGCGCCTTAACGCCAGTGTCCCTAACCTCACGCGAGCGGGCCTCAGACTCAGCCTCTTCCGCCTTGACCTTGACGGCACGGGCGAGCTTAGTCCTGATGCCGTCCTGAGCTGCCTTAGACGCCTCAATGGCGGTAAACAGTTCTTCCGCCCGTGCATCCTCTTCCGCCGTGAGGTTAGAACGTCCCTCACGCTGGGCCGTCTCAATCTGTAGCTTAATCTCAGCGCGGGCCTTAGACTCTCGCTTTTCCTCTGCCTCTCGCTCAACCTCAATTGAGCTGATAAGTTCATCAATGGTAGCCATAGCGGCATAACCTCTCTTGCTAAATTACGGATAGGTGCCGTCTGATTGCGGCATAACTCAGCCGGTATGACTGCCGGGTAAAACAATCCCGCGTATGATTCCGCCAGGATCAGCGTTCATCTAGCGCCAGATAACGGCGCATCATCAAAGCCACGGTCGAGCCCCGCGGCTCGGCGTCGGTGTCGTCCGGATCAGGCAAATTCAGCATGTCCATAAGCTGATCCGCTATCGACTCAGCTCCGGTATACATATCAAGAGCCTGGGCAACCTCAGGCGGCAGCGTGGCGGTATCGACGTTGAGCGTTAGGTCGGACGCCTGATCTAGAATCGCGTCTAGGGACGCAATCAGAGCGTTAACGCTTTCGTCGGCATCCATGGACGTTAGAGCCCGCGAGGCGGGAGCTGGCCGCGTAGCGGGCGAGCTGGCGGGGGAGCGGGCGGGGGAGCGGGCGGGGGAGCTGGCGGGGGAGCTGCCCACGCGAGCCGCCAGGCGGGCCATAGCCTCCCGCGCAACCGGAGCCGATACCCGCTCAGCGTCCGCTAGCCACTCGCTAGCTCTGGCCTCAATGGACGTGTAAGGCGAGGCGCCATAATTTACGGCGGAAACATCGCCCCGGTTTATGTCCGCCTCAAGGATTGTGAAAGCGTCAAAATCGTCGTTCCATTCCCCCTCATTCAAAATGAAAGCGAACGACATTTGATCTATCAGCTTGTCATTGATCGCTGAGGCCAAATCTCTCACGTCTTGCCGGTCCGCATTGAGCAACGCCCGGACGCCCAAACCGACACTATCCGCATAAACGTCTAGCGTGCCGTTTGTCGTCCTGGCCATGGTTACGCCTTTATGGTTAACCAAAAATGCCACGTCGGGATCATTCGCCAAAGACTTACCAAAGGCGGAGCCTGTTACCGTCTCCGTGTATGGCCCAAACATGTCCCACATTTCATAGGCCACGTTAAAAATGCTCGCGTAACCCTCAACCTGATAGAAATTCCGGCCATCCCGGTTGATAAGCGACG